TATATTCCTAACCCCAAATTTCTTATTACTTCTACTGGGAAGATTGAGAAATTCATTAACGATATCTCCTTTATAAAGTGTTAATAATATGGCGTTACTTGGAGTAGAAAGAAATTTAGATTTTGCTACTTGTGGACATCCTAATGCTTCTACACAATCTACTGTATATGCGGGCGGGAAAGCAATTACTCTAGTAGGGGATACGGCAGGCGGTGAAATTGAAGGTCCTGGGAGTTCTACGGTCTATGTTGAAGGTACGAAGATATCTCTAAAGGGTGATGCCATTGCGGATCATGGCGACAGTCCTCATAACGCTGCTACTACTGACAACCCAAGTGATACTGTTTTTGCTGATGGGGGTGAGGAGTAACTATAAAAAAAGTTCTCAAAAAAAGTAGGGTGCTATAGTAGATAATAAGGAGACAGAAATATGAAAATAGTAAAAAATAATAGTTTACAATCCTTTACAGTATTTTTTCAAACTGAAAAAGGTTGTACAGAACGGTGGATGCAGCCAGGAGAAAGTATTGTAGTTCCTGATACATATATTACGGAACAGCTTCGCACTCTTCATCGTAGACGAATTTTTAAAATTTCTAATGGCTAGGAGCAACTAAAATGGTAAATTATGTAAGTCCAGGTGTTTATACTATTGAGAAGGATATCTCTGATTATAGTCCTTCTATTAATACTTCTATTGTTGGTATGGTAGGTTTTGCGGGCAAAGGTCCCACCAATAAAGCTACCCTAATTACTAATCAAAGTAATCTAATTAGAACCTTTGGTGAGCCTAGTGAAAATATTCCTGGGCAGGCATTAGAGGGGTCATTAGAAATTCTAGAACAAACAAGCCAACTCTATTTCATTAGAGCGGCTACCGATGCTGCAGCAGATGCCTCTGCAACAATGTCAATAGGCACCTGTCCTTCGGTCATTGTTTCAGGTACTGGTTCAATTAATGGAGAAGGGTGGGGAGTTTTAAGCTCTCTAACTCTCCGTATTCAAGTATGGGACAATGATGGAAACGCTAAGTTCACTGAGAACGCTGGGGTTGGAAAAGATTTTTCCATTCCTGCGGGAACTGGGGCTTCAGGACAGGCTGAAGCACTTAGAAAAATTGTAGGAGGTGTTTTAGATGCTGACAGAGTAGGTGTTTTTGATAATGATGACGCTGCTTTAGCTACTTCTGGAGCTATTGTGGGCGCTTATGCGGGTTCGGGAGCTTATATGTCGGTGTCCGCTTGTAGTTCAACTACTTTTGATGATCAAAAAGGGGCCTTTATTCTTTTCCCAACTATGGCTAGTGCGACTGTGGGTACTGGGTATGGAGCGAGTGGAAATAATGCTCAAGATGGTGGGGATGTAGCACACTCTTACGGGTGGTCTTCAGTTAAAGCTTGGGGATCAACCTTGAGTGGTGAATCTATAAACTACTTAGTTGAGTCGTTACACCCAGGGGCTGGTTATAATGGAGGCACTAAGTCCGATGGAGGAACTAGTGGAAACTCTGTAACCGTTGGCGCTCTTGGAAATCAAAATTTTAATGTTATTATAAATGACAATGGAATCGCTGAAGAGACGTTCAAATGTAGTCTAGTTGGATCAGGTACGTTTATTGAAGAGGTAATTAATACAGGGGAGACAAACACTACCTCCGAAGTAATCAAAGGTAATATTCAATTCAACCAAGCTGATGCTACAGCGACTGGTTTAACTGCTTTTGGTGGTAAAACTAGTACCTTAGCTGGGGGTACGGGATTTAATATGACATTTAAGTATACAAATCCTATGCCAGATGGAACTACAACCACCTTTACTACGCTGCCTGGAGCGGATTCTTCGGATCTGCCTGATGGAGCCAGATGGAATAAACTTGTTCAAAATTCTGCTAATAATTTAGCAGGAGGTAGTAATGGTACAGGCAGTGATTCTGATAATGCTACAGCACTCATAGGAAGTAATNCTGTTGAACCTAAAACAGGAATGCAATCACTTGATGAAGATGAATTGAATGTCGGAATCGCTCTTGTTCCTGGAATTGCAAACCAAAGTGTTCAGAATAATCTTATTACTTTGGCTGAAACTACACAAAACTTTATAGCTCTCGTAGCTCCCCCTTATGCAATCGGGTCTGTTCAAGATGCTATTGATTGGAGTAATGGTAAATCATCTAGTACTGCTGGCTCTCGTACTGCCGCTATTAATAGTTCCTACGCAGCTATCTACTGGCCTTGGCTAAAAGTGTTCAGCGTGTTTGATAGTAAAGACCGTTGGTTTGATCCTAGTATTTATGGNGCTAGGCAAATGGCATACACAGACTCTGTAGCTGATAGTTGGTTTGCTCCTGCGGGATTCCGTAGAGGTAGGCTCAGTAAGCCTGTCGAGACTGAGGTTAAGCTAAATCAAGGTGATAGAGATAGCATGTATAGTGGAGGTAATGTTGTCAATCCAATTGTAGCATTCCCACAACAAGGTATTACTATCTGGGGTCAACGTACTACGCAAAGATCCCCCACAGCTTTAGACAGAATCAATATTCGACGCTTAATGATCTATATAAGGAAGATTATCCTTGCGTCTACAAGAAGGTTTGTCTTTGAGCCCAATGATGCATTCACTTGGTCACAAATAGAAGGAGTTCTTAATCCCTTCTTAGATGATATTCGTAAGAGACGAGGGATTACAGAGTTCAGAGTTGTTTGTGACGAAACAACAAACACATCGGTAAGGATTGATAGAAATGAGTTATGGTGTAAGGTCCTTGTTAAGCCTACCAAAACTGCTGAGATCCTTATCTTCGAAATTAACCTAACTAACCAATCCGCACAGTTAGGTAACTTATAGGAGTTAATTAATGGCAACACCACAATCATATTATAAGACTTTTTACGAGAGGGAGTTCACCCCAGGCGAGGGGCTACCTACCATCTCTACAGATCTTGATTCAGTACGGGCATATCAATTTGAGATTCATTTTATTGGACTTCCTGATGCTGTTACCAACGATAGGGATCTAACCTTAGCAGCAAAGAAAGTAAATGGAACTGAGTTTACTGTTGAACCCTTAGCTATTGATAGAGTTAATGACAGAGTTTTCTATCCTGGGAGACCTACACCAGGAGATCTTGTGGTTACTTTTGATAATTTATACTTAAAAGAAACAGCTACCGATCTTTGGAAATATTTTACTACAATTTATGATCCAGTTACGGGAGAAATGACAAAGAATACTCTCCCTGGTGGAACTAACCCATCGTTTAAAGTAAACAAAGTAGAAGTTGTTCAATTAGATAATAGTATGACACCTCGTTCAACTATTGAACTCTATGGTGTTTGGCCTCATAAATGGAGTGCCGCTGAGTTTAATTATTCCACGAATGATTTTCATTCAATAGATGTTACATTTAAGTACGATTTTATGCAACAATACAACTACTAAGTTGAAACTTATTTGGTGATTTAAAGAGGCCCAGTCTATATAGTTTTAGACTGGGCCTTGTTTTCTTCTGGCTATTATAATATATGGATTATTTTAACGAATTATTAGAGAGTTACAATCAACTAAAGAAAAGATCCTTTAGGTTAAAATATATTAGTGAGGCTGAAGAGGCTGCTAAAAAAAAGGAAGAGGAAGATGAAGAAGATCCTAAGCAATATGAGGCTCTCATTGCCCAAATCCAACAAGCAGCAGGAACGCCCCTACCAGCCCAGGAGGGTGGTGTAGGAGGAGCCCTGCCCCGCAACTGGGAGGAGGCTAAGGAAGCAGCAAGGGGGGTTGGTTTCCCTAATCAGACAGGAGATGGGGGTGGTGGTCAAATTTATGTTTACCACCAAGAGGGTACTACAGCGGGTGCTATCATTGGTCATATTGAAGGTCCAAAAGGAACAGGAGGAGGAATCCTTGATGCACAAGGGGTTCCCAAATTTACTAGAGAGGGAGTTACAGTTTGGAAAGCATTGACAGGAGGTCAGAGCGATGACGCGCGGCAGCAAGGGGATATAGTTAACAATGAACAGCTAAGACAGGAGTTGTTTGGATCTTTATTTAAAGATGAGGGATTTGAAAACGCTACGGCACTAGTTATGTTGTTGCATGGGAATTTGGATGCTCTTAAGGATATTTGTAAACAGAACCTATCCCCAGCATTTAGTGAACTTTGTAAGATGGGTGATCAAGCAAAGGCAGGTTTAATTGGGGGGAATGTAAAGGGGGGATTAGAGCCACAGTTTGCAAATGCTTTTGCTGTCAGTATGGATGAGGAGACGGGAGATTTTACACAGACAGAGGCTACTGAGTTAGACCCAGAAGTAATGGAGGGTGCTCTTCAATCTCATCAAGAACTTTTAAAAGCTTTTGAGAATCAAACGATAGACTGTAACGCTATTAATGATAGAGCCGCTATATCTGGGGACAGATTAGTTTTATTCCATCAAGCAAGTAATAAAACAGAAGGAATTGCAATCTCTAAAAGTCAAATACAGGAGTCTATACTCAATGGTCTAAAAGAGAAGGGCTGTGAATTAGACACCCTTCAAGTTAGTAATTCAGAGTTGACCCAGCACCGTATTAATGAGATTATGGGTAGGTTTAATGAGTTTGTGGTAGGGTCTGTTATTTCTATGATAAACGCAGTAAGATTAGGAGATGCATCATTATTAAAAAAATCAACTAGAAGGTTCCTTCTAGAAGCTAAGCGACAGGTTGCTGCTCTTACTAAAGTGATCGAGAATAAGAAATATCCGTGGGATCCTGAGGCGACAGAAGAGGCATCTCTAAAAGAACTTGTATCTCAAGCTCAACAGGGTGTGCGGGATAGGGGAATTTCTTTGCAATCTTTGAGTATTGTTGAAGCAGTAGAAGGTTTACTTGAGTTTTTTAAGAATGTGAAGAAGCTAAAAGATCTTATACTTAATATATTTCATAAAAATCTTAAATTGTTACAGGATGTAGATGCTGATGGTACTCTTTCTATGGGAACTTCCCAAAGAGCGGCGATGAAAACTGATATGGCACTTTTCTTT